CCAATCAGGAAGAGGCCGAGAATCAGCGCAACATCGTGCTCAAGCTGATGTACGACCAAGGATTCATCTCCAGTGAGAAGGAATACAAGGAAGCCGTCAACACGCCCCTGAAGGATACGTTGAACATTCAGGATGTCAGCTCCGGATGCCAGGCGGCCGCCAACAACACCGGCTTCTCTGCTGAGCTCACCGACTACTGTTCCGTTACCCTCTGCTCTGTACCACAAATATGGAGTGTATTCGGCATATTTTTCAAGGTCAACCCGCCACATTCCGCCGGCTGATGCTGTTGCAACATTTTTTGTACCAAAATAAGCATTGGCTGTAGGAAATGCGGCAAACTGTTTTATCATTGCTCCGGGATTCAGCAGAAGTGCTGCACCCATATAGTTGCCTTGCATGCGAGTCAACAAGTTATTGTCAATTGTGTCCTTCGATTTTTGCAGGTCTCCCATGAGTTTATCAATGTAATGCTCTGCAGCCTTACCGTATTTATCCATTATAGCCTCATGCAAAGTAGTTCCGTTAAGACTATTAGTATTTATCCAGTTATACACTTTTTTGAAGTTCTCAATTGGTGTCGTCAATCCGCACCATTCGGCAACAGAGTTGGTATGCCTGTTAAAGACTCTGAAAACATCGTCAATAACAATAGGAGCAGACGAGCTTTCTCGGCGTTTCACAAAGCCTCTGCTTTTCATTCTAAGGTCATTAAACTCGGCAGAAAAGTCCTTTTCATATGCCGCACCGTCACCGTACACAGAAATAGGGAAATAGTTTCTAACGGTAGCAATCAGCATACCATATTTTGACATGCTTACTTTGTTAATTTCCTGTTGAAGCTCGTTGTTAAGGACTTCGCTAATCGCTCCTGAAATTTCTCTGAGCATTTTATTGCTCTCAACATATCTCTTGATGTGTTGTAAATCTTCATAAGTAAATCTTACTTTGTGATGATTTTCTGATTTTGCTTTTTCCTGCTTGCTATGTCTGCGACTGTTAGCACTATCCAAATCGGGGAGCACGGTATAATGATTAAGTCTGTCGGCAAGCAAATGTCGTCTGCCTGATGATTGTTGATCTGTAAGATAGATCGACATTATAATGCCCTGACTGACCTTAACTCTTTCGCCTGTTTCGGTATCTCTGAAATCAAATTCCTTAACATCATTCTTTTGTATTTTTGCCAAATCTTTTTCAGAGTACTGATACGCAACACTTTGAACCTTGGTATAGGCTTTCTGCATTATCTTTTCGCGCTTAACATCTCCGTCATGCAAATCTTTGAAGAGTTTTGCAACAATGCTGTCATCATTATATCCACTCAGAAATCTGCCGTATCTTACCGGGTCAAGGCTTGTTGCAACGAATCTATTACTTAACTCTTTCATATCCGACAAGGCGGCATTGATTTTATTGCCAACGGTGTTTTTGCTTAAAACATTGATATTGACACCCTTGTTGTAATTTACATTAGAGACTTCATCAAGTGCTTTTGCCGCTGCACCTGCAATGGATTCTCTTTGACCGCTGACGATGATTTCTGTAGCTTGTGCTAAAGAGGCTTCAAGGGCCGTCATTGTGTCATAGAGCAATCTTAAATCAGCTGAATCCAAATCGAAAATGTTTTTATATCCTATTTTGATTGGTTTGCCGTCGGCATCGTATATTGTTTCACCGCTTTCGTCGGTTGCATACTCTGCAAATTGATCTATAATTATTTCAAGCATTTTGGCTGTTTGCTCGTCGTATGCAATTGAGTTAATGTCAATGTATGAGTACTGCATACCTTCATGTGTGGATTTATCTTTGCCGGAAGATTCAGGTGCTAAAGTCTTGTACTCTTCATACAAGTTTCTTACCTGTTCGCCGATTTCAGCAACATTGTTCCATGCTCCGAAATATTTCGGTATAGTTTTTTGGTTACCATTCTTATATTGTCCGGGGTCAGCAGATTCTTTAAATCCTATCAACACATTAAGTATAGGTCTTTTGAGAGACTCGGGGATATTCTCGGTATTTTTTGACTTGGCGTCAAACTTCTTAACCAGCTTGTCAAACTTTCTGCCAAGCATTTGTCTATATTTTGTTTGCTCTCTTTTCTCAGTATATTGAGCCCTAAAGGTATCTTTGACGGTCTTAATAATGGCTTTTTGTTTTTTACTTAACTCCTCAAGCTCGTGGATTTTATCACGATACCTTTTGGCTTCTTCTGATTTTTTATCTTTCAGAGCATTATATGCCTGACGGTATTTGTCACGCTGTTCGTTGTATTTGGCTTTCTGTTCGGCAATGTCAGTTTTATAATTTTCGATAGTTTTTTGATTCAGCGCAGTTTTTGCTTTTTCGGCCTGTCTCAATGCCTTGTTAATATCTCTAAGTTTTTTCTTATCAATATTATTCTGCATTACTGCCGCTTTTCCCTGCTGTTTAAGATATTCGGCAGTTGTATCAAACGCCATTTGAATTGCCGCCGCATCAATAGTGCTTTCGCTTTGAAACTTACCGTCATATGTTGCTACATACTGCGGAGCAAGCACATAATTCATAATATGTTCAAGCATGCGATAACCGCTGTCGCTGTCCCAGTCAAAGCCGTCCTCTATCATTAGTGACCTGCCACCGATATTTTCAAGGTGTGAGCCGATATCTTCAATGTACGAACCAACTGCATTACCGTTAATGCCTTTTGCATTATGCTCTAATTTTACGTTGATTTTGCCAAACAAGGCTTTTTTGTATTTTCCAACGCTGCCGTAATTTTCTTTGATTGTGTCGATTGCGTTCTCAGGGATAAGCAGAGTTGTGCCTCTCAATTCGTCACGAATTTCTTTGGCCCACGCTTCATGCTGTTCATCCAGCTGTGTTGAGTATCTAAGGGTATCACGACACTTCAAGACAAAATCCTCAAAGGCATCAGTAAAGTTTGACTTATCGTTTTGTACAGCGTCAATGAATGTATTCAAGGCATCCACATACTCGGTAACCAGCGAGTCCGTTTCGGCATTAGGATTAATGTGATAGCTTCTCATTACAGACTTGACCATATTATAGATTTTCTTCTGCTCAGGCTTAATGCCCTTGCCGGCAAGTAAACCCTCTTTAACATTGCGGGCAGAATGATGATATATCTGCTCAATCGTCAATTCAGGGTTGTTTTTGTCAATTGCCTTGTCAAAATCAATGTGCTGTTCGTCATTGCCGCTAAAATCAAATAAGTCATCGTATTCATCGTCAATTGAAAAATTCAGCGTATCGTGTATTGCACCGGCTTTTTCATCTGTAAAATCATAATCTTCATCAAGACTGTAACGAATATCAGGGTTATTGCCGTCAAATGTTCCGATATTGTCTGTTGCAGATTTAACCTGAGTATTTTCAAATGCTATGAATGTTTTTGTGCTTCTTCCAAAACTGCCGACATCATTATTAACGATAACACCGTCATAATTGCTGTTTTTGAAATAATCATCTACCAAGGCTTTAGCGTTATGGCTTGCTTCATTAACCTTATTTTCCCATTCTTCCATAATTTCATCAAGCGCATCTCTTGATATGGATTTTTGGTACTCTTCTTCTGATATTTCACCGTTCTTTTTCGCATTCCACAGTTTTTGATATTCCTCGTTTTCTCTTTTCATCTCCTCGTTGAATTTAGCCTTGTATTCCTCATTAACGCTGTCTATCGCACTTTTAGCTTTCGTATATCCCTGTACATTCTTGTCATAAAATTTAACAAGTTCGCTTCTGTTGTTGACAATGAGGGGATTTTTAATAGAGGCATACAACGGCATTTGAATATTCCCGCCAACTCCGATATCGTTGTTTGTCGGTTTCATAAATATACCCGTCGGCATTTCGCTGTCAAATTCTCCCGAACCTTTTTGTTTTGTATCAAAGGTTGTAAACTCTTTACCTGTTTGGTGGTACAAAACAAGCGGTTCACCGTTGTTATCTACCGCTTTACTCGCTTTTGCAGGGCTATTCTGCCAATCACCGAACCATCTGATAAATTGTTTGCTTTGAGTAATATTATTGATTTTTTTATTGACAATATCATCAATAGGACGTATAATGATATTGGAACCCGAGTTTTTAAGTCGGCTGGGTGATTGGTACCCTGACTTCTTAAAAATATTCTGGGTTCTTTTTTTGTCTAAATAAAAGAATCCTGTTTTGCCCATTGTTTCCAAAGCAATGGCTTCTTTTATATAATCGTTGATATTATCCTTATCAAAATATGTTGCAACAAGATTAACATCTATGTGTGTGTTATTGTACATTCCCTCATAATCAACAGTTATCGGTGCAATTACCTGTTTTCCGCCAACTGATAAATCAACTAAAACAACTACTTTATGGGTGCTGTCTTTGCTCTTATTTTTCTTTACCGCAAAATCAGGGTGAGCTATTACCATAAGCGGATCAGAAATTTTATTGTAAATATCTTTTACGGCATCAAAACCTAAATTGTGATAATTGGTATTTTTATGATATCTCCCCTCACTTTTTGCTCTTGTATCTGATACTGCGACAGAATAAATATGATTTTTAGTCATAGCAAGAGGTAATGGTGCTAATCCGATTTTTTGTAAAATATTAGGTGTAATACCCATAATTACCGCATCGTCACTATTGTATGTGTTTTTTTCAATTTCATCAACTTTCTTTTCAAATTCCGCTTGTACTATGTTGTCGGTACTTCCCATTGAATATTTCTCAACATCCAACCTCTCCCCATTCTGAACCTCTGTTTGTTCGGTGATGTTTTCTTTTGCAGTATCTGCCGCCTCTGAAAATCTTTGAGCGAGTTTTTCAAGAGCTTCAAGGTCTTTTGCAAAGACTTTTGCTCCGTAGTTTGTGCTCTTGCCGATGAGCCAATTCTTTACTTTTGCAATCAAAGACTTAATTGCCGCTGCAATTTTAGCCTTGTTCTGCTTGGTGCTGAGGGCAATATTGAGAGCCTTTTCATCCGAGGCAATGCTCATAAGTGTGTCGCACACGATTTCTTCAAGGGCGGCATCTCTTGTGTTTTCGTGTTCATCGGCCTGCAGTCGGTTGCCGTACCTCTCAATAGTGCGGTCAATCATCTTGTTAAGGTCAACACCTTTGCGTACAAGGTAGTCAGCTACAAAGTCACTCAATGTTTGCCATTCGGTCGGGTTGGTTTTCTTAATCATATGTCCGGCTTCATGTAAAGCTGTGGCAAGGATTTTCTGACTTGAAATTTCTGAGCTAAGGATAATGTTGCCGTCTCTTGCAACACCGTTCACTCCGTCAGCAAGGCGGTCCGAGATAATAATGTTTCTGCCCGTCTTTGTCGCAAGGTTGCCGAGCGTGCTTATAAGCTCCTGCGGAATGTGTGATACATCAGTTCCGCTGTCTGCATACACGCCCACACCGCTTGTGTCTGCTCTGCCGTTGCGGTTGATAAGTTCTGTCAGGCGGTTTGCGTGGTGTTGAGTGTTAATGTCAACATCTCTTCTGCCGGTGCTCAATGCCTGACTTACAATCTGTTCACCGAGAATGTTTTTAAGAATTTTATATTCAGAAGTTTCTCTGAGTGAATCAAGTTTAACGCCCTCTCGACCAAAGCTGTATGCAGCTGAATATGCTCTGTTATATTTATAAAGCATTTCGTCATCGCTCATTTTCTGTGCCTGCGGACTTTCTCTCCACTCCTCAAAGTTTGAAATATAGTTCCTTGCGCCGTATGTATCAAATTCGTTTGCGCTGTGAACAATCGTATCAAGCTGACTGTCAGAAAATGTTATGCTGTCCGCATTAACCTGCTTGCCGTCATTTGTGTTGAACACAAGTGTATTTTCTTCATCATTGCGATTGATCTTAGCTGAGCTTTCAAGGCTCTTTAGTGCAACCTTGACAACCTTGCCCGTTGAAGTATCTGTTGCAATAATGCCGTTTGGGTGCTTCTTGCCAAAAGCATACACGCCGTACATTTTGCCGATATCCTCTGTATCGGCTTTTTTTGTTGCATTTATTACAGTGTTTGCCTGTGCCTGTTCTGCGTTCTGCTGTCCGTTCTGAGCCGTGTTCTGCTGTGTAGAGCTCTGTTCGTTCTGAACATTAACAGCCTGATTACTCTGCTCTTGTGTGTTCTGCTTTGTTACCTGAGCAATTTTGTTTACAAGTTCGGGATTTTGGGCAATCTCTCTGTTGATAAGATACATAAGGTTGCCGACATCTCCGGCACTGATTTTTCCCTCGCCCTTGGTTTCAACAAGTTTTTGCATATGTTTAGCATAGGTGTATGCCTTATCGTTTTTCTCGGTTGCCAGTCCTTGCCTGATAAGCAAATCAAGGTCAAAGTTTTCATCGGCCATAACAGCTTTACCGATTTGTGCGTTACTCTCTTTATTTTGTGCCATATCAATTTTTGCACCTGCAAGATTGACACCTGCGGTAGCAAGGTTAAGCACACCGCCCGATATTGCTCCGCCGGCAAAATCAAGTCCGACATTCTTCCAAAAGTCCCAGCTTGCGGCATTCTCCGCCTCTGACTCATTCATTCCCTGTTCCATATAATTCTTCTTAGCAAGGTTGTATGAAGATAGGTCCTTATTAATTGCGTCATCCGTCAATCTGTTTGCAAGGTCGGTAAAGGCCTCTTCCGAGCCTTCAGTAAATGCACCTTTAAGCACATTGCCGACAGCAGCTCGAAATGTGCTTTTTCCGCTTGCTTTAAACGCTGAGAGCTGTTCGAGAGAAACCTTTTCAAAAAGGGTTTCGGCAATACCTGATGCAATACCGGTCTTTACCGCATTGTCAATTGTACCGCCGTTCTTGATAACTTCATTCGCCGCACCGACACCGGCACTTGTGCCCATAATGCCGAGCGACAAAGCCTGTCCGCCCGGAACGGCATTGAGTGGTAACAAAGAGGCAAAGTCAGCCATACTCATTCCTGTGTTGTAAAGGAATGAACCGAAATCATTGTTAATGTTTTCAGATACCTTTGCACGCATAGCGTCAGATATAGCGGTATTGGTTGCTTCGGGGTTAATGTAGCCGTCACCGCCGTTATATTTCTTATCAAGGTCGGTTGAGATATATTTTATCGCATCGGGAACAGCACCACCGAGCCTTGCTCCTACACTTGCAATTGAACCGAGTACAGGGTGCTCATCAGCATACTCTGTACTTGTCCTTGTAGTTTCCGCTGCTTTTTCTGCATCTCTTTCTCTTTCATACCACTTGTATAATGATTCGGTGTCATAACCTTCCTTTTTCAGATTCTTAAAATTCTTTTCAATTTGTGTACGCTCTTTGTCGGACAACTTGTTAATGTAATTATAATCATCAAGTGTCACCTGATTTTTAATGCTGTCAGTATCGTGTCCTGTACTTGCAAGCATATGCTTGGTATCATCATAGTGTTGTAAAGCATAGTACTTCTGCATTACAGTTTTGAGTATAACATTCTTATCAACTATATCGTCATACTCTTTTTTCTTCTGTTCAGAGAGTTTAGCTCTATTGATGTATGTATCAATTTTATCCTGTTCATCTTCAATATTCCTGCGTCTTGCTTCTTTGTTTTCGTCTGTACCTGTTGTTCCTCTGTCATACAGATTTTCGTATTCTTTGCTCAGTTCTTTTTTGTATTCTTCCAACTCCTTACTTGATGAATTATCATACATATGCTTGTTAAGCCAGTCAAGCTCTTCTGTTGTTGCGTGTATGCGTGCATTTTTCCTCTGTTCGAGCGTAGAGTTTTTGTATTTATCGGTAAACCTCTGTTCTGTCTCTGCCTGTTCTGCAAGTTTTGCGTTTTCAGCTTCTGCGGTTTCAGCGTTCTGTCGGTTTATTTCCGTCTGCTTATTAACCCTGTCGGCAAGCTCGTCATATTCTTTCTGCATTTTCTCGGCCGTTTTGGTGTCACCTGTCGCAACCGCCGCATTATACATGTGTGTAAGTCCTTTAACTCTATCACTCAAAGACTTGTTCGGGTTTTTAATTGCTGCTCTAAAATCCTCTGCGGAGCTGTTTGCCTTATTCCAATTTCCGTTTAAAAAGGATTTTATATCCGAGCTCGTACTTGAAGAAGTATTGTTGCTGTTTTTCTTTCGATTAATGATATTAAACATTTCATTAACAGTCATTTTCGGACTTGTTGTCCCTGTGTCATTGTTACCGGTAGTATCTTCTGTTTCACCGCTGACAATTTTACGGATAGTCATTTCAGAATTGTGCCGAGGTTCAAGATTTCTTCCTATAAAATCTCCGCTTCTTGCTCCCGAATTGCTGAAATTATCCTTGCGGTATTTTTTACTGCTCTGCCTGCCTGTGATTATATCTTTTAATTCGCCCATAGTTTTACTCCTTAATCGTTAAGTGACAGTCCGTATTTTGCCGAGAGGTATGCAACATCTGCCGCACTCAACTGTCCCATATTGTGTCCCTGAATAATACTGCCTCTGATGAACTTCTTATTCTTCTGTTTGTCAAGTCCCATTGTTGTTGCGTAACTGTCGGCAAGTTCGCTGTTATACTTACTTCCGTCACTTGTTATGCCGATTTTCTTGTACAGATAATCCCTTTCGTCATCGTTGATATAGCCCTCACGATACTTTTCATCAATATATGTCTGAGCGTACACGGTGTAATTGACTGCACCGCCTTCTTTATATAACGCTCCGTCCTCTTTGTTGCCCGTGCCCTTTTTAAAATCATTTTTTGTAACGCCCATTGAGGCAAATACAGCATTTGCATTTTCGGTTTTGCCTTTGTTTTTCTCAGCCTTTGCTTTTTCTTTTTCTGCCGCTTTCTGAGCCTTAGTGTAAGCTGTATAAACCGCCTTATTTCTTTCATACTCAATCTTCTGAGCGTTTTCTCTTTCAGCCTGTGCATTTTGTGCAAGCTGATTTGCGCTTACCGTGTCATACAAATAGCGTTGACTGTCTGCTGCTCTTGCTGATGAGAGATTATTTACTGCTCCATTAAGTTTTGTGGAGTAAACATCATTGTTAGCGCTGTCAAGGTTGACATCTGCCTGTCTGTCGGTTGAGTACCTGCTTGCAAGAAGATTAAGATAGTTCTTGTAGTCTCCTACCGTGTCACGATTACGGCTGTAATCTGTACCCTCAAGCGTGTTATAGAGGTTAAGCACATTTGCGTTTTTCTCCTGTTTTGCTTGATAGTCCTGTTGTGCAAGTCCTCTAAATGTACTTTCTGCATCGCTTATATTGCCCATACGCTCATTGTAAACCTCGTTTGCGACAGTATCGGCATAGGTAGGATTGTAACCGCCTGAAAGCTGATTAGCTGTGTTACGGCTCGTATCTCGTGCCATAGCGGCATTCTGCGCAAATTCCTTTCTGTACTGCTGATATGCCTTGTCTTGCATCGGGTCATATTCAAATCCTCTGCCTGTCAGATAGTTACTTATAGCGTCATCTAACTTGCCGCTGTAAGTGCTTTTATAATCGTCAGCCTGTCCTGTCGCTGTTGATTCTGCACCCGCAAGAGCGGCGGCACTCTGCTTAGTGTCACCGCTCACCGTCTGACTCGGTACTTCATTCATCAGGTCATTATAAATTTTCTCTTCGCTGTTCACGCTCAATGTTCTCACCTCACTTTATTTTCAGCTGACTGTTCAGATAATTGTAATAAGCGTCCGACTGTCTGCGCTGACTGTCAATACTTGACCTTGTGTCGGCACTCAATGTGTTGTGTTCATACTGTGCCTCGGCAAGACTTCTGATATCTGAAAGATTACTCTGTGCCGCTGACATTTGTGTTTGCCAATGAGCAAGTTCATTCTGAAAGTTACTCATATCAAGGCCTTTACTTGTGCCGTACTTATTTTCGTAGTAGTTCATAAAGTCGTAATCATCCGTTACGCTGTCCCTGTATCTCTGATATTGCGTGTTATCAAGGTTCTGCAATACGCCGATTCTGTTCAGTGTATCTTCCTGCTGTTGCTGATAACTCTTGTAGGCTTCATTCTTCAAAGTCGGTACCTTGTTTGCAAGCTCGTCCATATACTCACCGAATGCCTTTTGTCCTGCAGCCTGTGAATATGTATTGCTGTAACCGCCTGTATTGCCGGCATAACTTCCCTGCACATTCTCCTGTGTAACCTTGCCCTCACGGGTATATTTTTCTTTCGCCTGTTGATATGCAGAAGAATTTTCGGGAGTCCAGTCAAATTTATTTTTTTTGTATTGATTCGCAAGCTCGTCAATTGTACCCTTGTACTTGCTTGTATATCCCTTATTGATTTTGTCGGTGTATGAGTTTGCGTAGTTGTCAGCCTGCTGACGAGCCTGTCTTGTGTCGTAGCTGTCAGCATATGTTGGAGCTGATGAGGCAACACGGTTGTAGTTATTAACCGCATTGTCAACATCGCCCGTTCCATAAACCTTGTATGTATAAGCCATTATTTTTCACTTCCTTTTTGTGACTGTCCGATTGCGGATAGAAAATCATCTGTTATGTTGTCGCTGTCAATGTTGCTAAGCACAAAAGCCAACTGTTCGTACATATCGTTCAGATAATTTCGCATCTCACCTATGTCATTTGTTGAGGGCGGTGGATCAAGTTTAAATGTAGCCACGCTTATCACTTCCTCTGCTGTGCTCAATATCAATTCCGTATATTTCGACCTGTCCCGTTCCTACAAGTTTAAGCCTTAAATATTCCGCTCTGCGTAAAGCTACGGCGAATACTCTCGGCTTTTTCTCGCTGTACAGCATTTCGCTGACTTTCCGCCATTCGCCGTTGTCCTTGTACTGCACAAACAAGCTGACCTTTGCTCCATTTTCGGCTTTAATGCCGATTCGTATCTTGCCGATATTTTTTACATTAAATTCGCTGTCGTAAAGGTCGCCTGTTTCTGCGGACCATTCAAAGTAATCTTCCTGTTGATACTCATATTTCGTATTGTCAACAAGAAGATTGTCCGCTTTATCAGGACACATAATGTTTTCTTTTGTTTTGTCAAGCCAATACAGCACACCGTTGTATGTTGTGCAGTCAATCATCTTAGTGTCATCTTCCTTGTGCCACAAGCCTTTGTCAGTATCGTACACAAGCAGCTCATGTTCTCCGTCATCTCTTTCGGCAGATATGTAGTATTTATTTCCGTGTCTGCCGCCGACTGCGTTCTTATAAGTATGTCCCCACAAAGATTCTTCGCTTATGAGTGCCGGCAAGCTACCGCTCTGATAAGCATATACACCGTTATGGCCCAAATAAAACAAGGTTGAGTTAATGTTGACAAGGCTCTTTTCGCTTCCGATTGCGACACCCGGCACATTGTATTCTGCAAGGGTAAAATTACTCGGCTTTGTTCCGTAGATTTTTAATGCGTAATTTTCTTTAAAAAATATAACGCTGTCGCCCCGTGTTGCAATCCCTGTAAACTTTCCTTCTTTACCGCAGGTCATGGCCCAGCTGTCTGTACTGATTCCGTCACTGTATGCCTGCCAGTTACGCTCATCGCCTTGTTTACAACAATAAATTTCGTTTTTGTTGGAGGAGCAACACCACAAGCGGTTTTGCATTTCAACAATTTTCCCCTCATCAAAATCGGGTGAGATTCTTTCAACTGTGACCGTACCTGTGTACGGCACGCTTGATTCCAATTCGCACTTGATTACAAGCTCATTTTTAGAAACGTAATAAACCTTGAAAGTTTTCCCGTTAAGGTTTTCTACATAAGTCTTATCGGCGTAGCTTTCAGCATCTGTGCTGACAAGAGAGTCAGTTAATCCGCTGATTTTAACAAAATCTCCAACTTCAATATGCAATCCAATGTTTTTGGCTCTTATTGTCGTATAATTAAACTTTTGAGATAACTTTTTGAAATTCAAAAGCCTATTCTTTTTAAATGTACTGTCCTTCTTTTCAATTCCGATAACAGAATAAAAGTTGTTATAACTCTCAATTACCGTGCCTATCTTAATATCATTTAAGCTGAATATATCAACCATGTCTTTATTACTTGTCAACTGATATTTGGTGTCAGTTAAATCGTTGTTGGTATATAAAGTTACGAACGGTCGATAATTCTTGTTCGCACTTGCGTCATAATATGACCGTGTAATTGAACATAACAAATATGCGTAATCATATGTCGAGGCATCAAGTTGCCAATTACTCTTTTGTTCTATATGTGTGCTCAAATCTTCGTTTCGGCAGTCAATCATAGTCACCTTTTTGTCGCTCATATTAATTGATAATTTCTCGGGGAATACTACGACCTTGTTGCCGTATAAAACAATATGATGTTGCTTTGTTTGGTCAATCTCATCAATCTTTGTAACCTCTGAACCGATATGCAGATTCTTGTCCGAGTCAATATAAATAAGCCCTGAGTTAGCCGACAAAAGATTTGAGATGATTTTGATTTTGTCATCCGAAGTAATTCGGGAACGGTTTGCTCTCGGTGCAAGCTGTGGGTATTTATCAGAAGTCATATTTTTTAAATCCTTGAACTCTGTGTAAATACTGCTTGATGAGCTTGAAACCCTTGAAAAGCCTGTGTTCGGACTCCTGTTTAGTCCTCTGAACACACTGATACTCGTTGTGTCTCTCCTCGGTATTCTTAATTCGGGTAGCATATTGTCACCTCTTAACCAATATGAAAGTTATATCTTTTCTTTTGTGGGTGCGTCTTGAACCAAAACACTCCAAAATCCTGCCTCAGCTGATTATATACGCTCATATCAACGGAATATCTTTCGGCCTCTTCGTAGTCCCTGTCAATCTGTGCCGCACAATAAACCTCGTACATTCTGTCATACGGCGCAGGTGCAAGCAGTTCAAAGTCACGGTCCGTATCAATCAGATAGTTTCCGTATGTTCCGACAATGCAATTATCACCTTCGCGATTACTTATTACATTGCTGATAATTTCCATTTCTACCTCATTAATATAACTTATAATGTCCTCATCAGACACATCATATCCGCTTTTAAGTTTTCGCACTCTTTCAATTACCTTATCAAGTGTCATATAATCAAATCACCTCTCAAATATTATTGTACGCAAAAAGGCGGAAGCTACCGCCCCCGCCCTTCTGCGAATTTTGTGTAAGGAGTACAATTTATTCCTTGTTATTGAATTAGATTCTGCCCTCGGCAATTGCCTGCTGGGCAATCTCGGCAGCCTTATCCTGCACGCCCTGCGCGAATTCAGCCTGCTTAATTGAGTTGTCAATAATCTCCGCAACCTTGCGTGGAATGTTCGTCTTAACACCTCTCGGAACAGTGTACTGCACTCCGTTGATATTGACCTCAATATTCTTGTTTGACTTCATCGAACCTGTCGGAGCGATGTACTCAACAAGTTCTTCACTTTCCTTGTTTGCCTTTTCAATCAGCTTTGCAAGTTCCTTGTCCTGCTTGATTTTTTCCGCCTTACGGTCTGTCGGCATACTCTTCTTGAGCTCCTGCAGCTCATCATACATTCCAAGGAGCTTATCAAGCTGAGATTTTTCAATTGTTACGGTATCGGCAGTAGTTTCCGCTGCCGATACTTCTGTATTTTCTGCCGTCTCTGCGGCTTTCTTTGTTGTTGCCATAGGTTATATACCTCCCAATCACGCCACAGCCGGAGAAGCTGTCTGTGCTACGGTGTTGAGTGTTGAAGCTGTTTCAATTCTCACCATTCTTGTCTGACCGATAATGCCTACACCGTGAGTTGTTTTCCAGCCCTGTGTTGCTCTCTGGTCGAGTGGGTCAGATGTACCGCCTGAGCCAAAGCCCTTAACGATTGTCTGAGTGCCTTCGCCCTCAATCTCAACAGTAACATAAGCATCTTTACCGAACACAAGCGTTGAATACACATCAATCTTGCTTGCGCCCGCACCCTTGAACACTTTCGCAAAGTTCGACTGTACAAACTTAACATTACCGATTGTACCGATTTCCCCTTTGAAAATCTTGTCTGCGTGAGCATACTTAACTACGCTGATGAAATCCTTGTTGTTGATAATGTCGTACTTAACATTCGGATGTACAAGAGCGACATAGCTTTCGCCGATAGGCTCAGCGTTCTGGCATTCAAGATAGTTCAGTGCCCTGAAAATTGTGTCAATTGTGAGCTTGCTGTTCGTCGTAATTGCCGCACGGCTTGCAACCTCTGTAACCGTACCGTCAGAGCCTACAGCCGGTGCATAGATAACGCTTGTACCGGCATTAAGAGCCTCACGGTCAATCTCTTCAATTGAGCGTCCTGCCTGTGAAGCAAGCTCCTCACTGTCCTTTGTCATCACATTATCACGGCTGCAAAAACTTGCCCAGTCTGTGATAGGTGTATATGCGCCGTACTGGTTCACCGCAATCTCAACATAGTAGAAGCTCATCTTATTACCGACAGGAGTAATGCCTTCCTGCAACGGTGTTGTAACGGTCGGGTACGGTGAAATACCTCTCTTGTTGTAGATGTTGCCCGACTGTTTTGGAATTGTGTCATGCTCACCAAACTGACCGTGAACGCATTTCGCTGTCAGGTTCTTGAGGAACACTTTGTGATAATATGTAGCTTTTTCGGGTGTCCAGTCATTGCCCGAGGTTGATGTTGTGTTGCCGTAAGCATTGTAAACATAGCCGTTTGACTTGTTTACACCGCCTGCGTCAACCGTATTACCGTGGATATTGATAATAAGCTTAATAATCTTGCTTTTCATTGTCGTACCTTCCTTTCGGCAAGGCATTAGAGGTGTGCCTCGCCTCGTTTTACTTTTTGATAAAAGGCCTCAAATTCAGCGTCAGACATCTCGTCCACGTTTTTTCTCTGCGTGGTTGTACCGCTTTTCTTGACCGCATTTTCGGTTGGTCGTCTTGCACCACTCTGAATTGACTGTGCCGCCGCACTGATTGCGGCAGAGCTTGAACGCTTTACAAGGTCTTTCTGCAATTCATCAAAATGCGCCATTTTATAAGCAGTAGTCAAATCATAAATTTCATCATTACGACCTGTCTTTTCGTTCTGTTCATTTCTCTGTTGAGCAATAAAGTCAAGTGCTGTGCGAAATGCGGGATTCTGAAATTCCTCTTCAAGGTTGAAGTTTGGAAATTCCTTCATCGTTTCCGCTGCAATTGACCTTAAATGCGTATCAAGTTCTCTTGCGGCTTTTTCTCTTCGGAGGGTTTCAAGTTCTTCTTCCTGAGCATTTGTTTTCTGCTGATTGAAAAAGTCGTTGCGTGCCTCTTCTGTTGTCACTCCGGCGGCAAGAGCCTTTTCGGCAAACAAATCCTTATCCTCTGTTACGGCTTTGAGGAGACCGTCGAGGTCATCAGGCTGTACATTGTACTTGTTTGCAATAAGGGCAAAAATCTGATTGCCGGTGCTTTCTCTTTTCTGCATATCTGAAATCTGCTTGTTTTTGGTTGACATTCTGTCCTTAAACAAAGACTGCGCTCTGTTCTGATACACATTTTTGAATTTACCTTTAATCAGCTTTTCAAACTCTTCTTCTAAGTTTTCTTCGTCGTCTGTGTCTGTGCTGTTGTTTTCGCCTTCTGCGTTATTATTCTGATTCTGATTGCCGTTGCCGAAAGCCTTGTTATAATCGTCGATAAGGTCGTCACCTATGCCGATTCTCTCAGCTCTCTCTCTCGTTTCACGGCTTATGTTGTTTTCGGTGCTTGTGGCTTCTGCACCGTGCTCACCGTTTCCGTCTCCGCCGTTAGCTGCGCCTGCTGATTCGCCGTCATGCAGATTTACGATAAGACTTAAAAATTTGTCGTTCATAAGAACCTCATTTCTCGCGTCTATCCGCGGTGTCTCTCTCGTCTTTCCGAGGTGTCAGGTCTTTATGCAGTCCCACTACTGCGACCTTATATTTTAATTATATCAACCTTAATTTTTCAAAAAAAGTTAAAACTCTTGTTGATTTTAAACTTTATTTCGGATCACCGTCATCATAGTTTAAATCTATTTCATCGGGGAAATTTTTGGCATAAAGTTCAAATCCCGTCCATAGTGCTTTTATGCCGTGTCGGACTTCGGCATCTGAGCTGACAATATAAAACTCTGATTCCGTGTGACCTTGCTCATACCTTTCATTGACTATCGTCACATTGTTTTCGTCCTGCATTTCTCTGACATACTGCAAAAATGCAGAGCATAAAGCACTCACGGCAACACACACATCATGTGAGCCGTGTCCTTTGCTTCCGAAATATATCAGATTTCCGCAGTCAATCAATGTTATTTCAATCACATTGCCGCCCCGCTTTCTGTCTGTGGCGGTGTCTGCTGTGCGGTCTGTGCGTTTTCGCTCGGCATAGCATTCTGCACATCTGCCGCTGTTCTGCTTGCATTCATTGCCTCAAGCATCTGCACCTTGTTAGAAAGCTCCTGTACAGCCTGTGACAAGGTCTGATTCTGCTTGATTTTCTCAATCAGCTTTTCTTTGCCCTCAAAGGTCATGCCGTCAAGCATGACGAGTGTGGCATCAGCCGCCTGCGGATTGAAAGCGCCCATCTGGAACAGCTTCATCATCATTTCATTTTGTGCCGCTGTGGCAAAAGGACTTGCCTTTTGCGCCTTTACATCAATGTCGAAAATCGGCAGTCGTTCAAGTATGTTGCCGTCCTCGTCGGTATAGTTTACCGTCTGACCGTCTGTGTCCGTATAGGTCAACGGCTGTTTTCTGAGGTCTGTGTTATCAAATTCCTCGTAGGTTGTCTGATTGTTTTCACCTGTGATTCTAAAGATTCTCGGAAACTTATAAAACTGCCTCATCAGTTCAATTTCTAACTCGGCAACCTCTGTAATTGTTTCTTGTGCCAACTTATTTGAGTCACGGCTTACCTTTCCGCCTGCCTCCTGCAATGCCGCAATTGCCGAACCGCTCGTAACACCTGCAGCGCTCGCTCCGTTGCTTGCATCGTTTGTAGCAGTAGTTTCTTTTATCTCGTCCAAAAGTCTATCGTACAAGCTCAACGCGCCCGAAGCAAGCTCTTTTGACTCAACCGGAGCAATGTTGCCTTGTACCGGGCCGTTGACCTCAATTACTGTTTTATCAAGGTCAGTAACATCATCGTTGTTTACACCGACACCTGTATTTGCGTACACTCTCGGCTGTGAGTTTGCTTTGATATTCACAAGCATATCGCGTTTTAGGTCATCAAACTGATTTTGTGGTGCTCGGGACACATCCATAAAGCCGAAACCAACGGGAGTATCACGCAGTCTGAACATCGGATCAAGCACAAACGGATACTTTCCGTGATTGTAAATAGGCTTACCTTCATTTTCAGATGAATAGAGAATGTGTTCACCGACGAATTTACAGAGGTGCAGTTCGCCGTTCTTTTTGTAGTACCAATCAAGCAAGATTACTTTATCATTTGATTTATTGCTGTTGTCGTATGTTTCGTGTTCGACCAGTCCGAGAGAGGCAGTAGAAACGCTCTCAAGCTCGGGATATACCTTTCTGATTCCTTCCTCGTCATAATATCGGGCAAAAAATACATTTGCACTGTCCTGTATCTCTTCAATGTGCGGTTCCCAAAAAAGATTGAGAATGTCAACACGACTGATTGAAATTTCACCCAGTCCGTTTTCCGCTGCTTTATCCCATAAAACAGCGAAACAACCGCACCCGCCAATAAATTTATCAAGCTGTTCATCAGAGTAAGCCTTTAAAAATTTATTACGCTTATGAATACATGGTATTACGCTGTTGAGTGCTTTTGCCGCTTTTTCGTCATCTTGTGCTCTAGGTAAGCAGATGATCTCAGGATAGTTGTCCATTGCATCAGCGTGTTTATTTATTATGACATTAAAAGCCTGTGCGCCTTTGCGTTTTGCTATGAGCACATTTCTAGGTTTACCGTTGTCATCTGTTTTAAACTGCGGTGCAATTGCTTCGTTGTAAAGCAATTCATATTCCTTATATGCAAGCTTAAATCTTTCATCATACTGCTTTTTGCTGTTCTGATACTTCCTGAAAGTCTGCATAGCCTCATGTATTTCGTCAAGTCCAATCGGCTTGCCGCTGCTCTCGTTCTCTTTTTCTGCCTGTTCGGTTGATTTCGGTTCTTCTTCGGTTTTATCGCCTGTACCGTAAACATTGCTCAACTTTGATTTCTCCGAGGTCAGAGCTGGATATGTGCTTTTAACCGGCAAAATCATGCCATTCTCATCTCGTTTAACTTTGCTCATTTTGGTTTTATCTCCTATCTGTTGTAATATCGTGTCTGACTTAGGTTCAATGGGTCAAATGCCCTTGCATTTCTCAGTACAACTTCTTTTGGTGTAATAATCGAGGTCATAAAGCCGTATCGCTGTTCGTCATAAATATGATCTTCGCCCTCGGTGTCAATATCTTCGGTGTCTATCTGAGAATAAACAAGGTTCGGAATTGTTCTGATGAAGTTAGTGCAGGTATTAAAACACTGAAACATCGGATAGCCTTCTTCATCAAACGCGAGCCGTGAATGAAACTGCATTTTTCCGGCAATTCTTGCGTTGTCGCCCTTGTTCCAAAAAACACCCAACTGTGCATGTGTTGCGGCCTGACTCTTGCCGCTGCCCTGTTCTGCGAATATGGCTGGATCAGCAACACCATAAATCTGTCTGCCTTTAATTTGAGGGTCATTATTTTCAATTGCAAGGATTTCCTGTGCCACTTTTTCAATCGGCCATCGTACACCTGTATTCGGCTGATTCTTCTTGCAACCGTACAATTCACGGATTCGGTAAAATCTGCCGTCTTGGTCAACGGCAGTCCAACCGACTGAAAACGGTCTTGTATAGCCCCAGTCGTATGAGCGTATTATTCGCCAGCTTTGCGGAATTTTGAACGGTTCAATAACATGAGTCCACCGTCTGTCTTTGTAATGCTCTCGGTTATCTATCCACTCGGTAAACACCTGTCCCTCAAAACTATCCCACGAGCCGTATAGCAAGGCATTACGCTCCGCCTCGGGTAATTGTGCCAGTCGCTTGACATAATCGGGGTCATTATTCATCAAGGCGTTGTTATCGAACACGCTCGCAGTAATAAAGACTTTACTGCTCCAATAGTTTTTGGTCGTGCCGTCAGGCATAATTACTTTGTCGCTGAGCCATATAGTTTCGCCCGGAGTTCCGGCAGTCACAAAATACTGTTTCACCCAGCCGTGGCCTACTCCGCCGGGGTTGGCAGTTGACCGCATATACACCTTCGTCGCCTTGCAGTTACCACGATTTCGGGATTTAAGGTAGCTGTATTCATCAAATGTAAACTGCGTTAATTCGTCAAAGCCGATGAAATCGTATTGCTGACCTTGGTATTTATATTTTTCATTCGTGCGGAATAAAGAGCCGAGCTTAATTTGTGCATCGCTTGAAAAGGTCCACACTCTCGTTGTTGCGTTGTATCTTGCCCCTCTGTCAATTGACGGATAAATCGCCCGTGTTTGGTCAATAATTCGCGCAAGGTCAGGCACAGCCCTACGGAGTATCAGCCCTCTGTATTCAGGTATATTCACCTGTCGAGCCGCCTCAACTACAAGATAATCGGTCTTACCTCCGCCGGCAGCACCGCCGTATAACATCTCATCTTCGCCACGGCTCAACGCAATTCTCTGCTTTGGCTGAGGAGTCCATATGACTTTTTTACTCAACGCTTTCACCGTCCTGCTCGTCATCTTCGGGAGGTTGCATTACTTCCTGCATCGGGATTTCAATAATGCCGAGAGCGTTCTCTTCGTCCTGTTCCGTCGTATAATCTGCGAGTATGTCACGAACATTGAGCAGACTCTTTGAAATCTCCGCTGCTCGCTTTGTATTTACAAGTGTTTTTCGCTTTGCATAATCGTAGCTGTATTCTTCTTCCGCTGTGGCGGTTTTCTCATCTTCGCTTTTTTCGGCTTTAACCGTTACTTTCTTCTTGATGAGCTCCTCGTCCTTGTCAAGCTCATTAACAGCTCTGTTCAACTTTGTGATAAGTTTTGAGGCAACGGCCACAACTCTGTCAATCTCTCTGACGGTTTTCTTCACTTTCTCTGTGTTGATTTTCTCTGCTATTTTGTTTGCGGTTTCACTCTGATTCTGCCGCCTCAGCTCCTGCCAATGCTCAGATGCGCACTTCTTGCTGATTGATGACACGCTTATACCGTATCTGTCGGCGAGCTTGGCGGCTGACATTGTTCCGCTTACATATTCAGCCTTGACCTTAGCCCAGTCAATCAATTCCTGCTCATCGGTTTTCTTCTTCCTCGTTTTTGGTTCTGCTTTTTGTGCCTGTGATTTTAATTTATCGCTCATCAGCTCACCGCCCTTTTTGTGCAAAATCTGTATTTTTATTTTATGTTTTTTTCTCTTCGCATAAAAGTTAAAACTTTTTCAATGATTTTTCATACTTTTTTCAGAGCCTAATATTGGTATGCAAAAACACGGTTTCACCGAAAGGCAAAACCGTGACGAAACTAAAATTTTTGAATTGATTTAAAATTTTCGCATATTATGTTTTTAAAAGATTGATATTTTACAAATCTTTGCTGATCGTCTGTGCCAGCGGACAGCCCTTCCAGCAGTAACTACCACAAAAATCGTTGAAGTGATTTTCCTTGTCTTGCGGCGAATCAAAAAACAGCGTTGTACTCTTGCTTTTGAACACCGCCCCGAAACAGCAAATTTTACTTTGGCTATCATACGAATAGAACGGACATTTAGCTTTGTTTTCTTTCAATTTTACCTCTCCTTTGATTTATTATCTATTCCGCTGCATACTTCATTTTTGTGCAACCCCAAAAGACCGTACATCGCACGGTCTGAATTTACCATTATTTACCATTTTCTCCTCTGCGTAATCGGCAAAAAACAAAAATACCACTTTGCACCGCCTATGTCAGAGTAGTTCATTGAGTAATCGTCCTCAATGAGATAATGCCCCTCGGGCGCTTCAATCATTTCTCCACGCTCTAAGGCTCTGATCTCTTTTCTTTTTGCCTTTCGTGTGACTGATTCGGGCTTTGTAAGATTTCGGCTTGTCATCATCCTCTTTTGGGCGGCATCAACATCTTCTTTACCGGTCAAATCTTTTGTTATGTACTCAGCTAACTTTTTGAAATTCTCGTTCTTATATAGCGGAGTAAAGTTCTGACCGTTTTCATATGGCCATTGTTCAGACAGCAGTTCCCTGTCCTCTTTGCTGACTATGATGTGGATATGCCAGTTCTTGCCCGACTTACCACACTCAATAAACGCTATGTACTTCAATCTGTCCTTGCCCTGCTTCTTCCGGCGGTAATTGATTCGGTCAAGCCACTTATTTACCTCTTTGCGAAACTCTTCTTCTGTTTCATATGTTCCGTACGGAGCAGAAAATCTACAAAAGAAATCACCGCTCCCGAAGTTTGCATTTATGAGCCTCTGCATATGCTTAACCGCACGGAGCTTGTTTGCTTTTCTCATCTTGGCCGAGCTTAAAGAATTATTTGATTTTCTTCCGCCATAGTTTTTTCCGATTTTTCGGATTGATTGATAGTATTCAACTTCAATCATTTCTCCGCTTTTTATTGTTCTTCGATATGTGTACATAGCATAACCTTTTATTATAGTATATTTTTCCTGTTTTCCCTGCTTAAATAATCATTTGAGCAGGATATTAAAGGAGCATTTCAGCTCCCTCAATTATGACTGATTATTATTCTGTTTTAGAATATTAATACTGAAAGATATAACTAAGCAGTAGCCCATCTGACCATTGAGCTACTGCTTTTGCAAACCTTGCCACTGCAATTGTGTGTTCTTATTTTATTGTGTAACAGCTAAAATCAAAAAAAGAAGTCATTGTTTTTTGATTTTAATTTTTGAATATGGAAATTGTTTGATTTCTTGATTAAAAAATTGGATTTTGCATGTAGCAAGGGAGTTGCCTTGATTATTCTTCTGCCGCTGTGTCAGCCGTCTCATCGGGCTGAGATTCAGTCTTCTTAATAGGTTCTTCATACACCGAGAGCTTACCAGCCATAAGTGCGTTGACCTCAGCCAGCTTTGTGATATTTTCATTCAACACTCGGTTGTACCTCATTTCTTCCTCTCTTGTACACAAAAGATTCCCCATGTTGTCCTCGAGCATCTGATTTTCTGCTCTTAATCTTCTGTTTTCTGCTCTGAGCTTTTTACAGCCTTTTTCAGCCTTGAGTAATTTAAGCTGGAGATAATCAATCTGCATAAGCACTGCCGCAAAACACTTATGTGAACGCTCGTGTGCGGATTCTTTTAAGTTTTCAATCTGACTGTTTAAAAATTCTTTATCTTCTCTTCTCATATGTAGTCACCTTTCATTTTTAATAAAACAGCTGCAAGGATAATCCCTGCTTCTGCTCGCGCAAAACTTGTACCCTCGGCATTCCTTACAAGAGCAGCAGGTCAATGTCTCTTTTGTCTCGGTACTTACTTTTGATTTTTCCCATTCCGACGAGCGCTGTATATTCGCCGTAACTGTATGATGTTCCGTGTTGTTCATTGTATTTTGTTAACTCCTCACAAATAAGGTCAATGTTATCCTTCTTCCTCTTTGTCCTCGGCTTCGGGTTCAGATTCGGATTCACAGCCTTCTCCCAATGCAGCTTTCTTGCTGTTGATGGTTGCTCTGATAACTGCCTCGAGCTTTGCTTTTTCTTCTTCGCTAATTTTGATTTCTTGGTCATATCCATATTTCCTTTCGTATTTTCTTCCGTCTGCAAAGCCGTTCGTATAGCTCTTATTGCAACGCTTATTAGTGATGTCCCAGTTTTGATTGATTGTTCGACCTTGCTTTTGATTCTCTTTCAAAAGGCGGTCGTTTTCTTCCTTCTCAACTTTATAAAGGTCACGATAAAAGTTAATGTTTTCCCTCATCCAAATAAGCGTTAAAATAAACGCTACTATAAGGATTAAAAACACAATAAGCATTGTTGTTCCTGTTGACATTATTTTTACACCTCTTTACTTATAAAATCCGTGGCACGATATAGCGTCACGTAATCCCCTTCAAGGTCATCATCGTAATACTGTGCTGTCTCGTCGCTCATTGCTTTAATTATCACGGCGTAGTAATCTTCTTCCCATTCTTTCGCCGCTTCAATTATTTCGTCGAGCGTAAACTTGCCTTTGGCTTTTCTGAGCTTCAAATGCCAGCGTCCCTCGGCATCATATCCACTTTCAACTGTTGTCCCTTTTTTCATTATTTTCACTCTCCGTTTCATCTGACCAGTCAAAAGCCTGTCCGCAGCGCCAGCAAAATTCAGGTCTGCCCTCTTTGATGAGGGCGTTGCAAATGGGGCATTGATAGTCAGTCCATTGCCATTCTTTGTACTCGGGTATCGGCACCGGATCTTGCCAATTCTGGCGGTTATAATTATGTTCAAACGCTTTTACTCTGCTCTTTTTATTGCTACTTGTGCGTGTCACTTCTTTAAGTTTTTTTGCCACTTGCTTTTCAAGAGCATGGACGGCAAGTTTAAGAGCGGTAAATGTATTGGAATTGCTCAAATTTTTTAGTGTATCTTCAATGTTTGTTTCTTCGCCGATTTTATTCAACACTTCAATTGCTTTTTCGGCAGTCATATCCTGTACGGCTCTTTCGGCTTGATAGCAATATGTTCTTCTGTTCCACAGTTTCGGGGCATTTTCGGGAGTGTCAAATATTGTAAACAAAGTTTTACACCTTTTACATTTGACTCTCATTTCGTTATGTCCTTCATGAAACCCCAGTACAAAATCTTCGCTACCGCAGAACGGGCAAGGTTTAAGTTTTACTTCTGTCATTGCCTTTGTCATTGTCTTTCTCCTCAAGTAACAGCCGGCACATTTTAACAATTTGGTCTTTTAACTCCATATTTCCGGTTGCAAGCATTTCTAATCTCAGCATGTGAGATTCTATGTAGGGTGTGGTTGGATCATCAACAGGATTAGGTGCATAAGCTCCTTTCTCCATAATCTTACATTGAGCGCAAAATTTTTGGTTGTTTTTTTCAGGAAAGAACTTTTGGCACAATTTGATTATTGTGTCGTATAAAACTGCGTTTTCGTCTGAAATCACATTGATTTCACGGCTCAATGATACAAGCATAGAATGACGAGTAGATTGAGTAATGTACCCTGTATTATCTTCCTCAATTTTCCGCTGATTCGGACGCTTTGGTTTTTTCTTTGTCATTGTCTTCACTCTCCTTTAAAAATCCGTCTTTTGTAAAAGTGCGTCCACATCTGCCACATTTTACACATACAGCTCCATAACTATCTGAGTTTATACAGTCATCACTTACTTGATAATCAACAAGCAATTTTTTTACATTACTGTTTTTTCTTAATTTTTCAAGTTCTTTTTCTTGACGAGAGAGTTTTTCAAACTCGAAATCTATTATCTTCGTATCCGTTTTGCACCGCAGTAGGGGCAGTAATTGTATATTGATAATACAGCTTCTTTACAATGCGGACACGAGCTGTCAAGGCAAATCACCTTTGTACTGTTGGCATCTCTTGTTACACACATCGTATGATTACCGTCATCTGAGATAATGCGTTTGACTGCTTCGGCATTTTTTTGAGAGTGAAAATATATCGTACTAAAACTCATATCCTCGAACAGTATATCTAACGCATACTCACCGCATACCTCACGAATTTTTAATTTATTATCCATTTTCTTTTCACCTCATTTCAGCAGTTCGTCTGTCGTAACATTAAATAGATTTGAAATATCTATTATAGTTTTAATATCAGGCTCAAATTTTCCTTGCTCATAGTAAGATATACTTGTTCTGCTCAAGCAGAGCTTTTCACCCAGTTCATCTTGCGTTAATTTATGTCTAAGTCTTAACGCTTTTAATTTGTCGGGGAATGCCATTATTTTTCACCTCTTAAAAATCATCTCAGACATCTGCACCTGCCTGAGATATTTGTAAAATGGTAATATTCAGAAAAGTAGGTATAGGTATAAAATGAGATATATATAATCTCGCTGTGCAGAGCGTGATTAACTTATTTAGTTTGTTTCGCCGGTGGTAAAAATCGGATGTGTGCCGTCACGGAGCTGAATCTCTTCGTCACTCATCACATAGCCGAGCTTGACGAGTAGATTATAAAATCTGTTAAGTTCGGGATTGATTTTTCGGGTAATTGTTTTATCAGCATAGTCAACTAAAATGTAACTGCTGTTGTCTCGGCAGTTCTTAAAAAAAGCATATGCCGCTGACATTAACATTTTACCGGTGTCTTTTATGCAATCATCAAGGTTTATGCATTCGTTGTTGTCATCATATTTAAGACCGCTTAAAGCGTAAAAAGAAATTCTGTTGTATTCTTTCCGTTCAGACATCGAATACAATATGTAATTGATTAATGCTTGTTTTTTGAAGTCATCGTTAAAGTTGCCCTCTCGCATGAATTTTTCTCTGAGAGCCTCACAGCGTTCGTCTATTTCTTCCGCCTGTTCATCAAGCTCGTACCATCTCTGCTTTTCAAGCTTTCGCTTTTCTTCTTCGGCATCGTTCTTTTCCTGCTTTTCTAATACTTTTGCATAAATGTAGACGTTTGAGCCGTAAGCAAAATAAAAATATCTATTCCTGCCGTCCGCAAAGTCTTTACCAATCAAATCTTTGAGCGCGAATATTCCTGTGTATTCGTAATTGTCTGGAATTTCGTTATATTTCCGCACTTTAGTCATCCCATGTTCAAGGCAGAGCTTTTCAATTTTTTCTTTGTCTTCATCTGTTTCCTGCTTCTTAACGGCAGCATACAAAAGATTGTCGAAATTATTCGTTCCGATTGATGTAAGCAATTCATTCCTTACATCAATATCCTTAATTTGATTCAGCCTGTCATAATCCTGCAATGTAGGCTGTCGGATTTGGCTCTCTTTGAAAGCTTCTTCATCAAGCTCACAGAGTTTAACTCTCCGTCTGATTTTGCTTTCCGAAAAGCCTGTCTTTTCGGCGACCTCCGCAATCGTATCTCCGAGGTCGAGCAAGAGCTGACAGCCCTTTGCTTCTTCATATACGGTTAAGTCTGACCGCTGCATATTTTCGGTCAACATTGTAGATAACTGTTCCTTTTCAGTCATCTCGACAACAGCGCACGGCAGTTCAGTTAATCCTGCCTGCTTTGCCGCTGCTAATCTTCTGTGTCCGATAATCACGGTGAACTCCGTCCAATCGTCATTCATCGGCACCACCGTGAGGTTTTGAAGAATGCCGTTCGCCTTAATGCTGTCAGCAAGCTCATCGACATCCCCGATAACCTTACGAGGGTTGTCGGGATGTGGATGCAGTTTTTCAATCGCAATCGTAGTCAATGTTGGTTTTCTTTCCATTACAAAAATCTCCTTACTAAGACAATAGAGCCATAATTGCCCATATGCACAATATGCCTGCATCAATGATAAGAATAAATCTCATAAGTATATCAACAGTCGCAAATATGGTTAGCCAATTAGGCCAAATGCAGTATATTTGGCATATCATTCTTTCTTCATCGTCAAGCGATATTAAATACATCACCTTCGCAAGTTTAAAGATGATATGATAAACAAGGCAGACGATACAAATAATTACAATTACATTCATATTGCCGATACTCCGACACACTCAAAGCCCTGTGTCAGATTTTCCGCTTTGAGCCTTTCATTTTCAGCTCTGAGCTCGTTGTTCTCTGCTTTGAGTCGGTCAATAATGTCAAGCTGTACATTTGTGATTTCGTCGGCAATTACATTGCGGTTGTTGAGGTGCTTAATATCAAGCTCCTTTTTTGCCGACTCTCGCTTGATTTCGCTTTTGCTCTTCCAGTTTTTGAAAATCATTTTTTACTCCTTATAGCTTGCACAAATATAATCCTCTGCTGTTTCTTCAATTTCGATATGCCCTTTATCTGCGAGACTTTCTTCAATCAGTTTCAAATCAAACGGCAAAGGCAAATTGTTCTTTTCACAAAGTTCATTAAAGCCATTGAAAGCTCTAACAATTCTGTCTCTTAAATATCTGACATCGTTATGTGCGTCAATAAGTTCAATTTTTGTTGAAGCTAATCTTACTTGCACATCTTCAAGCTGTCTCTTGCAACGCTTGTATTTCTTTCTTGATACAAAAATCATTTTTCGACACTCTCCTTTACAACTTCTTTCCCTGTTCTCACACCGTAATGTTTCTTCATTGATTCAAGCTCGCCCTTTGCGTTACCGTCCTTAACCGGCAGCTGCTGTCTTGCCTTTGTGGGGTAATCATCGCCTGTCAATTGTTCCCACATCTCTCTGCGGTTGTCTTTAAGGCAAGTGTTGAGATATGACATAACAACCTGCTCAAACGGCACTTTACTGCCGAACCTGTCAATAAGTTCATCAACGATCTTGCTCATATGCCGTCTTGCGTAATCTTTAGGCTTTTTGTATGCTCTGACCGAGTTCCACAGCTTTATGTGTACATTCTCATGCGTCAGCTCATCAATTGCCTTTGCCTGCAACTCGCACAGCTTAACGAGGTCAACCTCACCTTTACCGTATTCCTTGCAGACTTCCGAAAGAGTTACACTTGCACTCCTCACGGAGTCAATCTGCTGTTCCTGCTGTACGAGCAAATGCTCCGTTTTGAGTTTGAGTTCCCTGTACTCCTGAAAAAATTTTAATTTGTAGGCGGCAGTGTACTTCTCTGATAACAAACCAACCTTGCACATACTGTATGCGTTGGCGAGTTCCAGAACCAACAAACGGTCAAACAATTTCAATGACACAACTTCAAGATGATTAACCTCTCCGTCAATCCATCTTTTGGCCATATCGTTGAGTTCGTCAAGTGTTTTGTCATTCATTCATCACACACCACCCTAGCCTTGAAAAGGCTTTGAATAGGTATGCCAAATTTGTTGGCAAGCCTCGACAGCTCTTCCACGGTAAAAGTACCCGGATCTTTAAGTCTTTTCCTGTATGTACCCTCAGAGCAATGTGCCACAAGAGCCTGTCCTTCACGGTCAATACTCCTGATTTCAGCTTCATACTGTATATTGGCAATCAACTGCCTTTTTAATTTGTCCTCGGGCTTAGCTAATTTTCTCGGCATTTTCTTCTCACCCTTTCATTATTTATTTCTGTAATCCTGTAATCTGGTATCGACTTTTGCTTAGTCGCTTTCAAATACTTCTGCCCAATAATCGCCCGGATTATATGCAGACATCAGATTTATCCTATTCGGACAATTCTCCTCGGGGTCTGCAACACCTTCTTCAATTTCAAGCAAAACTTTTTCAGCACCATCTCGTTTGATTTCGTTGAGCTGATTGATTAGGTCATCAATTCTTACTGTGATTCGGCTCACTTTCTCACCTCGAGCACACAACGAAAATCCTTGTCTGCATCAAGGTCAACATGAGCTGGGATCTTGTGTTTTGGCACACCCTCAACAATAGACAAATGCACCGTTTCGTGTCCGCTTGCCTTGATCTCTTCAAGTTTAGTGATTAAGGTATCAATTTTAACTTTAATTATTTGCATAGTCATTCTCCCCCTTTGCATTCAAATACACAGCCGTAGTCGCTGAGCATAATGCGAGCCGGAACGCCTTCCTCGGCTTCTTCAATTGTGAGGTCGGCACATTCGTAGCCGTCCTTTTGCAACATTTGAAGCTCTTTGATGAGGTCTTTAATTCTTACTCTGATTTCATTCATAATGATAATGATTCTCCCTACTTTTATTTCCCTGTCTGTCTTGACCGTTATGTTATAATCAAAACAAAAGGTGGTTTAATTATGGAATTTTATCAATTTGACAAACCGACAGAAAATATATTCAGATTTATATGCGAAAATCCTAAAGCAAATCTTTTAAAGCTCGAAAGCCTGCACGATGATTTTTTTAAGCCCACGAAAAAGAGATCCGATTCCGATAACATAAAATACTATGGAGATTATGCAAAAACATGTACGGACTATCTTCTTGAATGTGGTTTGATTTACTCTAAGGAAGAAAGAATATATACATACTTCTATCCGTCTGCTAAAGGAATTGCATATGCAAAGTTCAGAAGAAAAAACTGGATACTGCATTATTTACCTTACTTTGCTTCTGTCACTTCACTTATCATTTCCCTTATTGCCCTTTTTAGATAAGTCTGCTACATTATTCCGTTTGGCGGCAATCCGTCTGTATCGGGATTATAGATACAAACTATCCCGCCCCCTCTCTCCTTCTCAAACTCAGCAATAAATTTCCCGAAATGTTTCATAAACATAACAGCGTCGGTCTTGTCCTCAAAATTTCCGACCAATAATTTTGCGGAAGGGGCAAACCACAATTTATAGGGAACTTTCTCTCCGATTCTTTCGGTGCAGTCAAGTGAATCCAGTACATCCTTTGTGGCGGTTTCTGTTATCTTGTAAACTTCTTCACGCTTGATAATAGCTGCCTTCATAAAACTGCGCACAAAATGCTTATTTTCTAAGTGTTTTTTAAACTTAGAAATCTTTTCAATTAAGTTCATACTGTTCTCCTGTTAGTGAAAAATATAGAAAAGGTGGCGGTTTCTCTTCTGCTCAAGTTCGGTGGCAAACTTTCTGAACTGTTTCATAAACATTTTTTGGTCCCGGTAACCGTTAAAATTTCCAATCCACACGCTCATACGGTTTTTGTGTAACATATCATCGGGATATTTTTCTCCGACCTGTTCGCTAAACTCAAGCGAACACAAAACATCCCACGTGGCTGTCTTGGCAATGTTGTATATCTCCTTACGCTTACGCTTTTTTAACTTAAACATTCCTCTCACTCCCTTAGAAAATAGCAATGATGTCCTTAATCATCATGATAATGTAACCAATAGTAAAGGCAATGTTCATTCCGGAAAAAATAAGAAATCTGATATAAGAATTTTCTTCAAAATCGTCGTCACCGCTGTTGTCGAATTTTTCACTAAGCATTTTCTTGAGGCCTCCAATTGAACCGACAGTGGAAATAAATGTAAAAATCAACATATATGCAAGCCCGATAATTTCAAGCCCGATAGTTTTATCCATTCTCTCACCCCCTTGCAGTTATTTCCCTGTAATGTAGTATCGGTTCTTTACGCTGTTTGCTTAACTTGTATTTCATCTCAACTCGTGATATTATTTATAATCAGAGAGGAGGTGAGAATATGTCTGCGATTAAAGTTAAGGTTTCAGAATTATATGAACAAGTAAAGCTGATGAAAGATGACGGCATGATTTATGCAACTTTGTCAATTTTGGAACAAGACCCTAAATATGATGTACCAACTTCTTTATTTATAGAGGCTTGTAATGACACCGACCCTATTGATGTCTCATATGATTCTCTTTACAGTGTCGAATAACTGATAACATCAAATCGGTTGAGCTTTATGTTCAGCCGATTTTTATTTTGTAGTTTATCTTACTTTCGGATGTATGGTTTATACGGTTCATCAATTGTTTTATTTCCCATATCACATCTTCTTTTTGATTGTCACTACTGAAATTATTCAAGCGTATAACAACATCGTGTTTACCTTTTTTGTAGTTCCTACTTTTAATGTATTTAGCAAACATTCCTCTCACCCCCTACTTTTGTTTTATGTAATGTGGTATCGGTTTAAAATAATTTGACATTATACAAAAATATTTGTATAATGAAATTAGCCTATTTTTGGGCAAAAGGAAGGAGTTGGTTATTTTGACCAAACTTTTGACTTTGCCGGTTCCTGTTAAATGCGAATGCTAAGGCTATCACAGCGGAGCCAAACCGCTTAAGTGACGCAGTAAATCAAGAAATCGGTAGTCCTTTTGCTGATGTCAGATGTTGAGACGAAGTTCACTGGTTCCTCACCAGTTAAAAAAGCGAGAGAAACCTTTGTACTCACTTCTGACTGCAATTTACACAGGTAAAAAAATTGGGAACAAGTACCGATGAAAGGACCGTCGGTGCTTGTTTTTTTATGTCAAAAACAACTCTGCCCTTTTGCTCAGGTCTGCTATATCAAGACATTCACAAACTTTTTTTGCTTCTCTTAAAGTAAATTCGGACTTACCCGTTATTTTAGATGAAAGAGAGTTGGGTGATATGTCAAGTTCTTCTGCAAGTCTTACCTGTGTGTAGCCTGCATTTTTTATTAACTCTTTGAGTTTCTTAGAATTGATTTCCTCACCCCCTTGCAGTTATTTCCCTGTAATGTGGTATCGGTTCTTTACAAGGTATTAAACTCTCTTAAAGCTCTTACGACCTCGGGCAGAACTTCCACTTCTGCCTTTGAAGGTCGTTCTTTTTTTGTAACCTTATCAATGAAATCTACAAGGCACTTTACAACCTTTGCTCTGTCATCATCACTCATCATTCCTCTCACCCCCTACTTTGGTTTTATGTAATGTGGTATCGGTTCTTATGCGGTTTTCTGACAATAAAACAGTTGTGGGTTAATCTCTAAATCAAGTAAAGCACAAAGAGTAATCATTTCATCAGCTAACATATTACTCTTACCTGATAAGATTCTAGACAACCTGTCCTGTGTTATGTTCATCTTCTCAGCAATGTACTTCT